GCCGCTCCCATCGCCCCCGCCGTTGCCGTCCCCTCCCCCGCTGCCGTCGCCGCCATTGCCGGTGCCACCGTCATTGCCGCCGCCGTTGCTGTTTCCACCGCCATCGCCATCGCCGCCGCCGTCACCATCACCGCCCGGCGTGGTCGGGTCGGTTGGATCCGTGGGATCGGTCGGGGTCTTGACGCAGGTAGTCCCCGACCACGACCAGCCGGGCGGGCAGCCGGGGTCGTTCGGGTCGGAAGGATCGGTGTTCGGGGTGTCGGGCGGGTTCAGCGAGTCGCCGGTCTGCGCGAAGGTGTAGGAATCGGCACCGCAATTCTGTCCGGTGCCCTTGAGGATGTAATTGCAGAAGCCGGTCGTGGTGGAGCCTTTGACCAGATAGCAACTGGCCGGGCTGGGGTTGCCGCCGTACTCGCAGCTTTGATAACAGGCGCTCGGTGCGCCGCCGTCGCCGACATAGTTCCGCCCGCCCGAGGTGACAACAGGCGAGTCCGGGCCCTTGGCCGGAAACAGTTCGCCTTCCTTGCACTCTTCGGGTGGCGGCTTGCAGGCACCGTCGGCCGGATCGAGTTCTTGCTCTGGAGGACAGCTATCGCCAGTCAAGATGGCAGTCTTCGTCTCCCAAGTGATTCCACCAGTACCCGAAACACTGCACTGAACTTCCTTGTAGCTCAGTTTGTTGACTTTCTTTAGCCAGTTGGCCGACGTGTTATCGAAGTAGTACTGGCATGCCGCCGTATAGGATGGAAAGAAGGCCGTGGGATTTCCGGGGATGGAAATCTTCCATTGGTAGAAGTCCGCGCTCGCCAAGGGATGCCACAGCAGCGAGACCAGCAGGCCCAGCAGCGGAAGAAGTCGGCCAAGGCCGGAACGTGTGTTGTTACTCATCCAGTCACCCATGAAAAAGCCCCCTGCCGGAAACTCCGGAGGGGGCTTCCGCCTCGGTCTGTTCGGTTAGAAGAATTCGCCGGTCCGGTACCCGGTGATGAAGGCGCCGGCGAAGAACGCCCCCAACCACACCGACCAGAGCACCCGTTACGCCTTGCGCAACATGCTGTAGATCAGGCCGGCAACGGCCAGGATCACCAGGGCGCCGACGATGTAGCCGCCAATGGCCTTCATATCGCCCTGGCCATCGGTGATCGCCGATTCCACCGCGCTGGTGTCGATCACCCCGGCGAAGGCCGGCAGCGAAGTCGCGGCAGTGACGGAGCCGGCGATGCACAGGTTGCGGAACGAGGCGACCGGGCTGAACTTGGCGATGCGTTGCTTCATTGCTTTCATGGTGTTTCCTCTCTACTTGGCTTTACGAAGAAGTGACGCGACCCAGCCAATCAAAAGCCCCGTCACGAACGATCCCAGGACGCCAGCGGCACCGATGCCGAAGGCTTCCGGGGAGAAACCACCGTTGACCAGGATGTCCACGTATCCAGCGGCCTCGGGCGGAATCAGGTAGGCCTGTTGCCATGCGAGTTCGCGACACGCCATGAAGCCCTCGGGAGTCGAGGTCCACGCGGTACACACCTGCACAGCGACAACACCTGACATAGCGATCAGTCCTCAAACAGCCAGGGAGGCCGCTAGGCCGTCGATCCAGCCCCAGGCGTAGCCGGTGGCCAGACCTACCGCGAACAGCGAGAGATAGCGGAGCATCGCGGCCTCCTACGGCTTACGCCTTGGCGTCCGGAGACTTGTCTTGTTTGTCCTGGCCCTGCGGCTGCTGGGCCGGGCGCGGGGCTTGGGCCTGTGCTTGCGGACGAGCCGGGGCTTGGGCGGTCGGCGCGGTCGGCTTGCCACTTACGGCCAGCAGATCCACGAGGACCTGGGTATTGGTGATCCGGCCGAAACGGTCTTGGGTCGGACGGACCACGCTGGCGAACTTGCAGAGCACCGGCTGGCCTTCGAAGACGATGGCGTCCAGCAGGGTCGGCTCGATGTTGTATTCGCTGATCTCGAAGCCCTTGGCGTTGCCACGGGCACCTTCCGGGATCGGGGCGATGGACTGGACCGAGGCGTAAATCTCCCCGGTCTTGGTCGAGGTGTAGGTGTCGGTCTTGGTGACCCACAGTTCGACGACGCCGCCTTGGGTTGCAAACATGTTCATCGGTGTTTCTCCTTCAATTCGCCTTTTTCGGCGTGAGTTGTCCCGCTGCTGCAAATTCGGCTGTTTCGCCTTCATTCAGCGGTGTTGGGTGAAAGTGATGTGTGGGGCGATCCCTTCGGGCCGGGCTCTATTCGCTAGCGAACCAAGCCAACCACGGGTGTTCGTCTCAGCCCATTCGAGTAACGGTCCCTATCGCAACGTCGTCGCCGACGGCCAAGGGGAACGCTTCCCCTTGGAACCCGCAGAGCAACACCAAGGGCTCTGCCCTTGTCATCCCGCTCTTGCCGCCGAGGGCTCGGAAGCGCGGGGCGGAGAAGCTGCCCCACACTCCCCAGCGGAGGCTGTTTCAGGGGGGAGGCGTTCAAGGGTGCGCTCCGCCCGTGCTTCCGTTCGCCGGAACGGTAAAGCTGTTCCGACGAGCCGGGAGCGCGGCCCTTGACCGGATCGGCCACGGTGCGGGCGGCCTGGATCAGGCAGAGCAGGAGCAGCGCTTTCAAGGTGTCAGCGAGCATGGGTCAGCCCTCCAGTTGGAATGCTTCGCGCACGGGCACGAAGGGCGTAGGTTTCCCGCTGTCGTACACAACGTGCCAGTACTTCGGCGGACGCCGGGACGGGTCGTGTTTCGCGCAGAAGGAACGGGGACGGCAGAACCAGCGGCCATCTTCCAGATAGGGCAGCCCAGGGGGCCGGCAGTCCGGACACGGCGACGGGCTGTGCAATGGGATGGCCTGCCTTGCGGACCAGCACACAGAGCAGGCGCAGTCCGGGGCGTGGGTTTGGCGCAGGTAGTAGGGACTGGCGGCCATGGTTCATGCCCTCACCCCACGGATGCGGTACACCTGCCGAGCGCGTTCGCGGGTCAGGCCAAAGGAGCGGCGAGCTTCCCCTTCGGTCGGGAAGACAGCCACCGACTCTTCGACCCAGCGCTGGCATTCCACGCGGGAAATGCCCTGATGGACGCGATGCCAGCGGCGTTGCCGAGTCGGGCCGTGGAAGGTGCAAATCTCTACGAGGTACTTAGTCACCGTCGTAATCCCCCTGGCAGAAGATCGACTTGCCCCGGTCGAGGTCACGGCGGATGCGATGCAGGTTCACCACGCGGCGGCGACCAATCTTGGCGGTCGGGATCGTCTTGGTTTCCACCCAGCCCCGCACCACGTCTTCCGTGATGTCTTCCAGGCCCAGCATCTGCGCGAAGACTGCCTGCGAGCAGAACGGCGCGGTGCGGAAGTCCGTGACCTTTTCCACAGCACCTGTGACGGTGAACCCCACTATTCCAGACTCTTCCATGCGAACCCCCTATAATCCCAAGCTGCTACCACTCAAGCCATTTGAGTAACAGTTACTCATGAGTGAATATTACTCATGCCGACCAACTGAGTAAACTCTACTCCGATTGAATTTTTCACTTATGGATGCAGTTAGAGATAGAGCGCTTCAATTGATACGGACCGTGGGCCCGAAACACTTGAGCGAGCTAGGTGGAAAAAACTACGAACGCTGGAGAAATATCAGCGGCGGAAAGATCAGGATCAGTACTGAGGAAGTCGGCATCCTGGCAGACGCCTTTCCGCAATATGCCTTGTGGCTGATATCTGGAAGAATCGAGCCCCAAAACGGCCACGTAAGCCCGGCATTCGACGAGGCAAATAAAAACTTAAGCAGTCCCAACGCGGGATAGCGATCACCAGGAGAGCAGCGGAACGCTGGTTCGCTTCAAGGATAGGAGAGAGGGAATGAGAGCAGTTGCATCCACCATCGTACTTTTGACGCTGTGCGGCTTCGCATACGCAGAAGAATCCAAGCCTTTAGCGACTCAGGCCGGCGAGGCGACAGCACCCATCGCGGAGGCTATCGGCTCAGGATTCAGCCGCATCGTTACCGAGTTCATGGCAGGTACAGATGGCATGGCAGGTGACGCCGCAAGGGAGAGCCTCAAGATGCAGGACAAACGCGACAGGGAAGCAAGTAGAGGCGTGCGGAAGACCATGAAGGAATGTATTAAGCCTGGGAATGTTATCGATGATGACGTGAAAGAATGCACTGAAGGGCTACGAGAAAGAACTTGGTAA